GGATTCAACCATTGCAGGAACATTTGCCACAAGCCATGGTTGGGTTATTGCATTAACTTGTGTTGTCACAGTATTAGGAATTTCGTTTACAACTTCCTGCATAGTATTAATATCATTGTTTACTCTAGTTTCAAATTGTTGTTGTTGTGTTGTAATCGTTTGTTTAAATGTAGCAATATCGTTGTTAATAGTTGTTTCAAATTCTTGCGTTAATTCCAAAATTCTAGTTTCAAAAGCGTTTTGTCTGTTTGTTATTGTTGTTTCAAACGTATTTAATTGATTTGTAATGTCTGATTTAAAGGTATTAATTTCATTTGTTATTTGTTGAATAAAGGTATTAATTTGATTTGTCGTTTCTTCTTCAAATGTATTTATTTCCGTTACAACATTTTGACCGAATTTGTTGTACTCTTCAATTAGTTTGTTTATTTCTTCCTCTAGCTTATTAATCTTTTCTACATAAGATAAACTCTCATCAAACACACAAGGTAAAACCCTTTGTGTCCAATAGTGAATATTAGGTACTTTTGTAAAATCAATCATTTTAATACACTCCTTACCAAATTCCTAAAAATAGTTCGTCTAAATCGTCAATAATCATCATGTCAATATTTAAAAATGTTTCACGATACATATTTAATAATTCGCTTTCGCTTGCAGTACCATTATTTCCTTTTCTTGTTAATGTAGTGTCCTCATCTAAATTCCTTTTGTCTGTACTTGTTCCGCTTGTTGTAGACTCTGTTTGCGATGTATTTGTTCCTGTATTTGTATTTTTATCTTGACCATCATCTACTGTCGCACTAGTTAAATATTTATCGTTTAATATTTCATTAGGTGTAGTTTGTGCTTGTGCAATATCAGAGAACTTACTTATTTTTCCATAATCTGTTGTATCTGTACTATTGAAATTATTTGTATTATTACCTGTTCCAGACGTGCTAGAAGTTCCCTCACCAGTAGTTTTTGATTTTCTACTAAACACTTCTTCCAAATCAATAGTGGATAATGGGTCTATTTTTAGTTTAGAAGATTCATACATTTGATTGTAATATGGCATTATTTCATTCATTTTTTGGTTTAATCTGTTCTTAAATAATGCTTCTGTTTCAAACCCTATTTCACGAAAATAATAATGTTGAATTATTTTGTTATTCAATTGTTCTCTGTATGATTCATCAAATATAGGATAATCTTTTAAGCCTAAATCATAGTTACCCTCAATTAAATACCTAAGTTCAATCGTATATCTGCTCATTTTGAATCACCTCGGCACTATATTCAACTGGCTTTTGTCTTAGTTCAACATCTATGTTTGTTCCATATAGTTTGTTGAATTTTTCGCAAGCCTGTTTACGGCACAACAAACCTGTATCACCACATAATTGTACCAACTGATTGTTTGCATTTACTTCGTCTGTAATTAGTCTTTCCCGTTTGTCTGTATTAGCATTGTTGATACCATACCTTGTCAAAAATTCATCTAGAACTTTGTTAAATAATAAAGTCAAATCATTACCCAAAAATGGTGCGTCTGTTTTTAATACTTTAAATTCGGTGTCATTGAACGTGTCTTTATATCCGTATATAGCTGGCTCGTTACCGTCATATTGCATATAAATATTTTTTAATGTCAACTTTTTATTATCAGGACACAACATTAGCAATGGTGTTTTCTGTACTCTAGTATTTACATCTATCGTTCTTCTGATATCATATAACCTAAGAGCATACTCACAGACAATCCCTAAGTCTGGCATTTTGGTATAATTGTTGTAAATCAGTGCAACATCTTGTAGTTTATATGTTTTGTGATAGTCAAGAGAATATGCGTTTATTTCTTCTGGCTCTTGATAGATATTTAATGTATTCGATTCGGAATATCTTAAATTCAGCATTCCATACAAATCATCATTTACAAATACCGCTTTTCCGTCCTCAAATAAACATAATTCTATAAATCGTTCGTTCATTGATTCAGGTAAATTTTTCCATTTGTATCGGGACAATAGCAAATTTGCAAGATATGAATAGTACATCATAAAAGCTGTGTTGTTTTTATACCCACACAAATTAGTATCCCATGGTTTACGTTTTCCCATATTATCACCACCTATTTTTTATCGCTAGTATTATATTTGTATGCTGAATAATTTAAAAATGTTGATGTATCATGCCATATTCTAACTCCACTATTGAATATATTTTTTATTGTATCCATATCGTCCTCTGGCACATCACCTTCAATAACAACTTGTGATGTTTCAATATAATCAAAATTAGAACGATTATTATAGTTAACAGCTTTAAAATCATTTATGGCATAACCGAATTTATCAAAATAGTTATCTATTTGTTTGAATTGTTCGAAACATACTCTTTGAAACATTACCCTAAAATTTAATTTTTGATTCATTTGTAAAATATTATTTGCGTTATAATTTCCTGCTGATAAATTTGGCTGTAATTCCATATCAGCTTTTTTTGCGTAAAAACTCCATATTTGTTCTCCAGTTGATACAAGGTTATTTACAGTGTTATTAATTTGCGTTCCTAGTGAAGCAATTCTATTTCCGATAGCACCACCAATGGCATTAAATTGTCCTTGTGTCGTTCTAGCACTATCCATTTGCGCACCTGCTCCTGCATAATTTCCTGCTCCACCTGTTAATGATGAAACCATGTTATTAAAATTGTTAACCCCTGCATTAATTATAGGTGTTAATTGTTGATATTTTAATGTATTTTGATTTAATGCTAACCACCTACTATATGTATCTGTATACCACGGCAACATAGGATAATTTGTTAATGAAAGTCCGTTTACATAATCTCCCTCTCTATAATTGGCAGGGTGACAATATGATGTGACAGGTTGTAAAACAGTATTCCTTACATCAAAAACAATGTCCTCACCCTCTGTTGGTGTTCCGTCAAAAAATTCTTGCCTAAATGTTAAACTGCTTCCACTATTATTAGTTAATATTACCTTAGTGAATGGAAATGTATACATTTTATTATTTCTAGCATAATGATTAACATTCGTTCCATGTGTTCCAATGTTTATTTTATTCATTTTTGGTATTCTATATCTAATCCAATTGGTTTCCCAAACATCACTAACTGATACATTCGGAGATACCCCCAAAGGTGTACCCTCTTTAAAGTTAAATGTACCACTTGTCTGGTCGTAAAAACATTCTATTGGGCAAGTAAAAATATTTACAATTGATTCGGATTTACCGCTTTCATTAATAAATTTTGATAAAAAATTAAAAAATGTATTCGTAGAAATGAATGGGATATATGCTAACGTGCCTTGTACTTCATCAATTAAACATTTAGGCGGTTTTCTCCATACTCCGCTATCTCCGTCAGGATATTCTGTACAACAAACTATTATAGCTAACGATTTATCAGACGAATGATATTTAACTAAATCATTTCTTAATAATTTTTCTTCAACATATTTTAAATTTGTAAATCCCTCTGGTTGCAAATTTGCTCCGATAGTATCTTCGCCTTTTGGAATATGCTGACGCACAATGAATGATTCATGAAAATTTAAAGCACTTTCCCATGTCTGCCATACATCTGTACTGAATCTAATTTCAGTTACATTTGCGTTTATATATTCTAGTGAATCAACAAAAGCATAGAACCATTTACTACCAAAATGGTCGTTTCTATACATCATATAATTAACATTATATAGTGAATCTTTGCTTTTATTAACTCTAATTGCTCCGCTCCCCTTAACGTAACTATACCCGTTAACGTCTGTTAAGTTGTAAACAGTTTTACTAATAAAGTAATTTGCTCTAGCTTCATCATTATTTTTAAAACTTAACACGTTGGTATAATCACTAAAAGGAACGGAACATAACAGCACCTATGAATCTGGTGTAAAAGTCATGTTACGAATCTCCTTTCATAAACTATTGAGCAGGTTTGAATAAAACAGCGTTTGCAAATGGACTATATCCATAAGTTTGCCATACATGGAAGAAGTGTTTTGCACTCATGTTGGCAGGATTTACGAATGTATTGAAATACTTTGTTTTATCCCAAATTTTAATAAATGCTGAATCACACAACATTGCATATGCAGTTATTGGCTTTTCTTCTGTTCCACCAAAATCATCGACAACAATTGTTCTTCCCATAAATTCAACTTTAGACAGATTAAAAGCGGTTGCCAAACTATCTACATCAATACTTGCCATTACTTCAGGTGTTGCAATCAAAACTTGTTGCTCTTTGGGTGTAAAGGTTTTGAATTTTTTAGAATCACTTGTTGCCATTTTGTTATAAGCATTATATTCAGTAGAGAAAAAAGTAAATTTATCTGATAATGTTTTGACAGCCTTAACAAATGCATTTGCAGTTGCGGAATCAGTCGGCATTGCAAGCTGTGTTGTAGTTAAATGTCCGTCATTAATAGCAGTTGAAATAGTACCCTTTGTCCATTCGTACTCTGCAACTTCGTTTGACCTATAAAGGTTATCAACAATTCTGCTTACAAGTGTACCGAAATTATCCCAACTAGAAAATGCCATTTGTAATTCACTTTCAATATTGGTAACTTCAAAATCTTTTTGACGATTTACTCTATAATAAGCAACTTTCAAATCTGGTGCTTCATTTGTCAAAAGTCTACTACCGCTTACATCGTAATCTTTTTCTGTCTGCAAATTAATAGCAATCTCTCTCACATCACTACCTAAAATAGAATCACCACGTTTGAACATTGAAAGTGGGTTTTTATAACTTCTGTATTCAACATAAGTCATTCCAATTAGGTTAAATAAAGTAGTGTAAAAAGCATTAGCCAATTCACTCCACTGCAAAATCGGTTTTCCTACATCTTGAATATTTGTTGCTGTTGCTTGCGGAATACTTGCTCTTAACGTTGGTGACATATTCTCAACTACTGTATTTACTACTTCCGCACCATTCTCTAAATTAACTCCCATAAAAATCACTCCTAATCAAATTTAATAAAATCTTTAATATTTCTAGGTTTATCTTCTTCGGGTTCTGGTTCTGGTTCTTTTTCAAATCTAGAAACAAACCCTTTTGACAATAGCAAATTGCTATTAGCGTCTTTTAATTTTGAATTATAGTCTTGCAATTCCTTTATTTGTTGCTCTTGTTGTGTGTTTACTCCTTGTAACGATTTTACACTTGTCATTAAATCATTTAGTTCAACACTTATGTTTTCGTTGTTTGTAGTCTTTTCTGCAATGGTTTGAAATAATTCGTCGATTGTCATTATTTAATCACCTCTAAATATTTTTTATCAATTGCACTTGTGGTTATTCCATCTCTGCCTATTACGATACGGTTCTTTCTAATTTTCCCAATACTTAATACTTCGTAGTATTCATAATATTGTTTGAATTTTTTATTTGTTCCATATATAATAGGTTTAAGAACCTTTACAACACTGCCAACTTTTAACTCTTTTTTTATTCCATACATTTTTCCTATAATATCAGGATAATCTTTATAAGCATAATTATAATCCAAATTTTCAGTTCTGTCAACCTTAAACTGACGTATGCCATGTGGAATTATTTTTTGCAAATCTTCGTCTTTTTTCTTTGTCCAATCAGCAAGCCATTTATCAAATCTTGTTAATCTTTGCAAATCTAATTTTGATTTAAAATAACTTGTACTCGCATAAATCACAGCATAATATCCAGCTTTTTCTATTTTGTCGCAAAATGCTATACAAATATCTGTGCGCTGTGCAATCGTTAGCTTGTCAAGTTTTTTATCCTCAATATCAAATGCAATAGGATACATTGGTCTATGCCCTTGATTTGATATTTTGTCAACAATTGATAAACAAAAATCTGCTTCTGCTTCTGCCATTTTAGTATCAAGAGCATATGTATAATGATAAAATCCAAACGGTATTTTTGCCTTGATACATTTTTTGGCATTGTTATAAACTTGTTTGTCTTCTTGCTTGTCCTTGTTAATGCTTCCATAACCTGTCCGAATCATAACAAATTCAAAATCGTCTAATTGACTACTCTTGAAATCTCCGTTATGTTCGGATAAATCAATCCCCAATCTTTGCATTTTCATCTTCCTCTTTTCCTTTTAATATATCAATAGCATTTGTGATAACTTTAGGAATTTTTACACCGATTAATCCTAAGTTTTCAATAATGCTAATGACTTCGTTTGTAATGAATGAAATTATAACAACATTTCTAATATAATTTGTTTTTAACACATAGTCTAACATATTAGCGACTATCACACAAATTATAATACAAACTTTTTTAATCAAACCTTTGAATCCAATTTCAGATGATAAACCACCTGATTCTGTTTTCTTTGATTTTTTAAATACACCTGATAATATTAATCCTGTTATGTAATCAGTACACATAAATATTAATAGAATTATGAAAGGTATTGTTATGTCACCTACCAGATATAAAATTGCACTGCTTACACAAGCACAACAAAAACAAAAAATATCTTTCATCTTACCAACTCCTGTACATCAATCGGACAAAATCCTTTATTAGCTTGTTTACAATAAATACAATATTCTGCAATTCTTCTACTAGTTGTTAATGGTAATTCAAATATTTTATGAATGAAAGTTCCTACTTCCTTTATTGTGAATCCCATTTCATAATAATGATTAGAATAATTATACATTCTTCTGTTTATTACCATTTTGATATCACACTTTCATAAACTTTTTTAATTTGCAAATCTTCAAAGTAAACTCTACCATAGCGATACATTTTTCCTAAATTTTCAAGCTGGAATATTCCCCTTACATTTTTAGTGAATATTGTTGCTCCTTTTAAATCTGTATTACTTAATGCGAATTTAATTGAATTTGTTCCATTACAACTATATTTATTTGTTATAAAATAATAACCACTTTCGTTATCAAACCAAACACCCACTTGTAACCCGTCAAGAATCATATCAAACTTGTATCTAGCATTTGAAGTTTTTTCTGCAATAAAGTCATAGCTATCTAATTTAAACTGATTATTTAAAGCAAAGTTTCCGTAATTCGTTTTAGATAATAGTTGACCTGAACGTGTTTGTTTTATCTGCTCCCGATATTTAACGCTGTTTGTTTTCATCGCTATAATATCCTCATTTTTCCATATATTTCCCTCATCAAAATTTATGCCAAAATAAGTGAAATATGGATTAATTACAGAATAAGCATTACTTATAAATATTACTTTAACGCCTCTAAACCTGTCAACGGTACACCAAAAATGTAAAAAATAATCCTCAACTTCGTTATTTAAATAATGGTATGTTCCCTCTTTCATGGTAAACTCGTCAAATATTATTGTACCTACTTTTGGGGTTGCCACGCTAGCTTGTACAACAGATTGCGTTAAAGCATGTGCGAATCCCATATATTTACCGTTCATATAAAAACATTTATTCTTTTCTGTTATTTCCCATTTTGGGTTATTTATTTTCAACGGTTCAAACAGAGAATTTACTTTTTTTATCTCTGTTTTAAATCTTCTCAAATATATGAATTCCTCACCATATTTCAAATAACGTTTTACAACGTATTCTAATGCACCATAAGTTTTTCCGTTTCCACGTTCACCAACAATAAAGTTAAATAATTTGTTGTGTGATAAAACATCATTTATATTAAAATATTCCATTTTACAAGATTGGGAAAAGTCAATGATATCTAGTACCACCTAGACAATCCATGTTGGCGGTTCTTCACCGTGGTTTCCAACATTGATATATCATGACTTTTTCCCTTTCTCTCCTTTCATTATACTCCTTTTGTTTGAGTTTGTCAACATGAATTTTACTTCACTTTCCTTTAATAGTAAAGTCTGTGGTTTTTAATATCACACCACCCTTGACTTGCTTCGGTTGTAATTTTCCTGAATATACACTACCTATGTTAAACTTTTTGATTGTGAATGACTTTTTTGCTGATTTTGGCAATCCTGCAACTGTTATATTACGTTCTAACTTATTACTGTTAGGTTCTGTTCCATAATCAACATAACATTTTTGACGTAAATATTTACAATATCGTATGTTAAATTCATGCTTCCAAAAACCTAGTTTTGCATTGTCTAACGGTATAAAATCAGGTATAGCACCAATTGCGTGTATGCTATCAGTATCACTGTAAATGTATTTTCCTGTTTCGTGAATTTTCTGAGCCATTCTTATAGTTTCATTTCTTGCCCATGCTGTGATAAATACAGCACATGGAATATAAACAGGTTTCCGTTCTTCTTCCTCTAACTTTTCAAATTTTAATATTCCGTTTTCTAATAGTGGTTTTTTACTTCTTCCTTTTGGTGATGTTCCAAACTTTCCGTATAATGAATTTAACAAAAGTTTAGCTATTAGTGTCATTCCTTTGTTTCCTTGTAGCTTACTTTCTACCTTAACCTTACTCCATTTGTTTATATATTTATCAAACATACCTTTTTGTGCTCTGAACTTCCAACCGTCTATAAACTCAATATTATAAACATCGTAATGTTCATAAAACAAACACAAATCAACATTTGTCAAATATAAATCAGGATATTCAAAACCGCTGTCTGTTATGTATTCGTTCGCTATAAATGATAAATTGTTTTTTAATTGTATAGTTGGAATGTGACCTTTTTTTACAGTAAATTGCGCTCTTAAATGTTGAATATATAATGGATAATATTTATCATACTCATATTTTCCTTGAAAAAATACTGGTTGTGAATACGGCAAAGGTTTCATTAACATAACACTAGGATAAAGACTATTATAGTCTATAACAAATCCATTTTCTTTTATCAATTTGCCTGCAAATTTTGGATTTAAATATGTAAATCCACCTCTATATGATTTCCTTATGTCACTATCAATTGAAACGTCTAATTGTGGAAAAAATTGTCTGAAATGTTTTTCACCGCCTATAATTTGTTTATAATTATATAATGCATTACTTCCTTGTGTCATTTTCTTTAAATTTTGTTCAAAGAAATAATCTAAAGCTGTTGCAACTATCTTTATATCGTTTAATAAATAACTTTTTTCTTGTTCTGTCATTATATGGTTTTTACTTCTATATTCGTTATAGTCTATTTCTTCTTTTTGAAATGGCATTCCGAAAGATTTTGCTATTTGTTCTACTGTCAAATTAATTATTTTTAAACTATCGTAAATATCAACCTTTACTTTTTTGTTGACATAAAATGATATGTTGTAGTATTTTATATCTTCTGATATCATAGTTGTAAATGTATTCATTTTTAATTCTTGCTTTTCTTTTACCCATGTATAACCATTTGAAAGCAAATAATTTAAAATAAAACTACCGTCAAATTTGAGATTATGAAAATATATTTTTGAATTTTCTTTTAATGTCTTTAAATGTTCAAAAAAGGACTCTATGCTATTACCAAAATTTGCAAATGTATATGGTATATCACATATTCCCCATGCCCATACTCTACAATCATTTTCGTCTGTTATAGTTTCAAAGTCAGCACTAAACAACATCAACCCCAAATCCTTTGACTAGTTCTACAAGTTCAGTTAGTCTTTCACGTTGTTGCAAAACTGTATAATTTTCGTTTAAAATTAAGTGTAAATCTTCACCAATATTTCTTAGAAAATCAATAAATTTTTCCGCTGGAATTTTTGAAATAACGTCTTTTAAATCTATCGTTTGTATATTTCCATATTCATCTATGTATTCATTTCCTACTTGATATAATGATTTTATAAAATTATCTTTATATAAATTGTTTCTGTATTTACTATAACTAGGAAAACTCCTAAATTGTACAGATTTTAACATTTTTCTAAAATCTGTTACTTTATCATATTCATTATATTTTTTATTAATCGGTCGTAATTCGTTTCCAATATCCCCACCCATTTGAGCATATGAAAATTCAGTTCCTTTGAATGGTGTTTTTAACATAATGTCTAATTCTTTTAATTTTAATTTATTTACAATTTTTACATCTTTGTTATATTCATCTATCGCCCATTTATTTAAAGTTAATCCAGATTTAGTTTTTATCGGTTTAATATTTTCATTTATAAATAATTTATCTATTGATAATGTTAATTTTTTTAAATCTTTCGCTGTCAATATTACATCTTTTAATTCACTACTTTTTAATGAATCCTTGTATAAATTTTTTAATTCAGGATATTTATTTTTTATTCGTTTGATTTTTTCATTATATCTTTTAACTTGTTTATTGATTTCATTTGAAAATTGATTATATTTTCCGCGTCTTTTCGGCATAGAATCACCCCACAACATTCTATTTTAAAATCATTAACTATTTTAGAATACAACAACAAATATGCCATTTCATCAGTTATATTTAATCCATAAAGTTTTCTATAACGATATTTCAAATTGTATATAACATTTTTACTGTCTACTTTTTGCTTAAAATATATTAATTGTTGTGGATTTGAAAAATAAAATTTTAAATCATTGCTAAATTGATAACTAAAATTATTCATATAATCACCTAATTTAAAAGGCGGATAGCGATTCAATATCCGCCTTTATATTATTTTACAAACGACACAAAATATAAGTATCTAAATTATTTTACTATTGGCTCAAAAGTCAAAATGCTTCTGTCACCTTTGGTAATTTGTTTTACCTTGAATTTAATGGGTTTTTCCCAATCATGAGGATTTCCTAACAATTCAACAATTCTTTTTACTGCTGTGAATACTCCAAACGAAACAGCAACATAACTTTCGCCTTTATCATCAACAATAATTGTTCTCGGGCAAGTCTGGTAAATATCCTTTCCGTTTTCGTCTTTTTCTTCCTGCAAAACATTTACAGTTTCAATGTAAATATCTTTAATTGTAATTTCCATATTTACGAAATCTTTGATTCGGTGGTCTGGTGTATTCGTTGCTTTTAAAACTTTAAGTCTATCTTCCATAGAATCCATTTTAAAAGATGATACCAACATTTGTGAACCGTTATCCAATACATTTTCTTTAATTTGCAATTCGTTACTCATTTTAATACACTCCTTTTAGTTATTCGACAACATGAGAATTAGCGATAAAATCATCAAGTGCCATTTCCCTTTTTTCTTTAACTTCCTCGGTTTTCATGACTAAGCAATTGTTTACAGACTTCAAAAGCTCTTTTCTAGCTTTATTTTCGTTACTTTCTGTAACATTGAAAACCTTTTCTTTTGCTTCTCCACCCTCATTGACTAAACAAGTAAATTTGTAATAAGTCAATGTTCTTGTAAATTTTACCATTTTGCTTACTTCCTTTTCTTTTATATTTGCGAATCGCTACAATGTTTCATGTGAAACATTGTTTCGTCTTAATTTTCAAAGACTCGTCAGGCGATTTATTTCATCTTCAATATTATTCAAATGCTTTTCTATTAGTTCTAAATTTGTTATTTCCCACCAATTATCTATACAATTTTTCATGAAATGAGTTTTAAGTATATCTAAGGTATATCTGATTCCATGAATGTCATTATCAATCATTTTATAACACCCACTTTAATTTTTCCTTTGTCAAGGACAGTGTATTTTTTTACTTGTCCGTAAATCCTATCTTTATTAAATTGCAAATAGTTAGTTAAATCAGAATATGTTTTAAACTCTTTTGTAACCTGACGATATCCTTTTTTAAATCGTTCGTCTTTTAACATAATTCTTAATATCATAATTACACCCACTTTCATTTACTGCAACACCCTTTCGGGTGTTTCGTCTTAATTTTCAAAGACTCATCAGGCAGTTTTCATAATTTGTCTTGCGACATATCCAACTTGTCGCTTGTAAATTTCCCACATTTTATTATCGGATATTCTATTATTTTCGAATGTTTTATAGCCTGCATTTATATACATCTTTCTAATTTCCCAATAATAAACTAACATGTTACCGTATTGCGAAATATTATAATCGGTTTCATAAGGATATTCTTTCATATAACGCTTAATTTCATCTTTACCAAATTGCAATAAATTCTCTTCAATTTGATTCAAAACTGTGTTCAACTTTGTGTTTTTGCTGTACTTCATTTTTTGTTTCCTCTTTTCTTTTTATTATTCGGTTTAAAACTCAACTGGATTTTTTCCGAAAGCTAATGCATTAATTATAAATGACAATGTATTTATTTCATGATATAATTCATCTAAAAAATAAGTATGAACTAACCAATCATTAAGATACAAAAATACTGCTGGTTTTCCTGCACAGGTAGTGCCTAAAAATTTTACTTTTCTGTTTGTTGTTTCTTCAATTTCGCTAGTTAATTTTTGCAATTCGTACATTTTCATTTTTGTTTCCTCTTTTCTTTAATTTCTGGTCGCTTAGCTTGTCGCTTTCGCTTCCCTCTCTTGATTACATTTATAGTATACTCAAATATTATGAACTCCGTATTGTATTTTTGTGAACAATTTGTTAACATTTCTGAGCACAAAACATGAAGTTAACTTCACATGGGAACCCACCGCCA